TAATGCTGTAAAGCAACAGTCTAAACCAAAGGCCAAGCCTAAGCTTGATGAAGATAAGTTTAACAATATGCTAAAAGCTATTGAAGCAGGTAAAGGTGATGCTGTAAAAGCTAAAATGCCTAATTACGACATACCAGAACATATGTTGAACGTATTAAATGATAATCTTAAATCTAAATAATTATGGATAATGTAATTGCATTTAACTTGGCTAATTGCCAGGTAAAGCCTACAAGAGTTGTAGAAAATAAAAAGTACTTCAATGAAGGTGCACATAGATGTCAAGTCTTGTCGCTATCAAATTCATCACAAAGAGCAAACTATATGGGCGCACCATATGTAGAGTTTGACGTTGTTAATGAACAAGGAGAGTATGGTAGAGCCAAGTTTTGGGCTGTGCGTGAATCTGATTCACCTAAATCAAAAGAGTGGAAAACCAATACACTACACGAGTTTCTAACAAACTGTGGTGTAAAAGATTTTTCAGACGACATTGAGTCTATGAAACAAGCTGTAGGCAAATGGATAAACATTTGTTTTACATTTGAAGAGTACATGATTATGAAAGATGGACAGCCAGTAAAACGAAAAGCTGTACGCTATCGTTGGTCTAGTGCTGATGGTAAAAAGATTAAGTATGATCCAAAGTACAATAAACCTATTTCACCTAGAGATGAACAAGAGTTTATAGAAGCAAATACCATGAGTGGTGGTTCTGCCGTACCTGTTGAATCAGAAGACAATTTACCATTTTAAATAATTTTGTAGTTTTGTAGTCAAACTACAAACTATGATTTTCATCGCAGGTAATGTGCCTTCAAGTAAAAATTCAAAACGTTGGACTGGTAAAATGCTTATCAATTCTAAGACAGTTATGAATTATATAAAGGCAACAAAATGTCAATACGAAGAGAATCGTTCCAAATTTATAGAGATGACGGCAGGGCTTGAATACCCTGTCGTTGTTTCTTTTAAATTTATTAGAGGTTCTCGACATAAGTTTGATTATATAAACCCTGCACAAACCGTTCAAGATCTAATGGTCAAAAACGAATGGATTGAAGATGACAATGCTAATTTTATTATACCAAGATTTGAAGAGTTTACATACGACAAAGAAAATCCTGGTGTAGAAATACAAGTATATGGAAGAAAATGTAATACCATTAGTTGAATTTTTAGATTCATACGTGGTAACAAACGACATAGATAAGAAAAAGTTTTTGTCACCAAATAGGTCTAGAGACATTGTAGACGCACGAATGATATTTTGTGCTGTAGCTAGGCAAGAAGGTGGTCATACATTAAAGCATATAGGTGAAACCTTAAATAGAGATCACGCAACAGCTTTACACGCTATTAAAAACTATAAAATCTTATCTACAGTAGATAAAAAAGTAAAAGCAGACTATATGAAAGCTGTTACGCTTTACAGAACTCTATCTTACAAACCAAAATGGACAAGCATAGGACTGATAGATACATTGTTTGAAAGCAATAAAAAGCTTAGAAATAAAATTTCTATCATGGATGGAAAAATTAAAGCTTACGAAGGAAAAATATTAACTTTGAAAACAGAACTAAACACTACAATTAATTAATTATGGCAAAAACAGAAAGAAAATCAATTAACATTGATGGAAAAAATGTCAAGGTAAGTAATAAGATATACGGAGTTATACAAAATCTTACAGAAGCATTGAAACAACACGAGGTTGCATTACTTACATGGGTACACAAAGTATTTAATACAAAACGTGAACACACGGAAGATGAAATACTAATACAACAGTATTGTATGCAGATACCAGATGCACCTGGAATACTACAACGAATGAGAAAAATAGATGAAGAAGCTGCCAAGGAAAGATCTAATGAAAGCGCAAATCCAGTCGGAGATGCAAAGGATAATGGATCTTCTGATACAGAAGAATAACTCATACGGTAATTCTGCTACACAACCAGCAAAAATCTTTTCTAAAGGTGATGCAGTTGAAAGTATTAGCGCACGCATAGATGATAAATTAATGCGTATTGCTAATAGAGGTATTAACGAAAACACGTTGGACACTGTGGATGATTTAATAGGATATTTAGTTCTGTTGAAAATTGCATGGTCTGAAAGATATATACCAGATAGTAAATAACTATCTTTGTATAATTCTTCGGACGTTCTGTCCTAGTGTTTTTCATAGTTTTGTTTGGTGGTGGTTATCCTGGGTTTACCTGGGATACCACTATCTATTATTATGGAAGAAGTAGAATATTGGCAATTAGACAAAATAGAATTGATGCTTGAACTTTGTCCATATGACGAAGGTATGAAGCAAGAAATTATGAACAACCTGCCTGAAACAAAAGAGCAGGCTGATGAGCTTTTGAAGCAACTTTGGTTTGATCACATACCTCGTGATCCTAGAGATCAATTTAATAAAATGATGAGTATGAACACGTTAGTAAAACAAGATTATAAATTTTCGTATATTTGTAATGACTGTGGTGATGATTTCATCACATCTAATAAAGAGACGTTATGCACACAATGCTTAAGTCCCAACATAAAAGAAACAAATGAGAGCTAAAGATCACAAAAATAAAGCTGCTGATCTATTGGCGACTCTATCTCATTGGATCAAAACAAGCAAATTCGATTATAATCCACAAGACCTAGAGGCCTTATTAGATGAGGTTAAAGATAGGTATACAGACTATATAGAGCTGAAAAAAAATCCAAGACATGAGTCGAAAATAGAACAGAAAAGCTATAAATAATGAGCAAAAACACAATCGTTTTTGAGGGCGGCATTGACAACATACGCACATTAGCCGATAACTCTCTACGTGTCAGCCTTGGCACACCAGAACTCACAGCAGAAATCGTAGGTAATATGTATAGTATGCTGAAACAACCAGGTTATGTAGTAATATCTACAAAGCCAATATCACAACAACAAATAGATGCTGTAGAAGAAGCAACAGTTGACAGAGAGTTTGATACAAAAACTCCTTCACAAAGGTTGCGATCGGTGTTGTATATCCTATGGGAGCAAACACAACCGAAAGAAGTAGGTCCTGATGGTACTACAATATATGTAGACTTTGATTTGTTTTACAAACGAAAAATGAATGAACTTATAAAGTTTATAAAAGATAAGTTAGTATGACATACAAAGGCAAACTTCTAAGATACAAAAGGTGGCTAGAACGCCAATTGAAAAAAGTTAATAAAAAATTACTATCTTTGCACGCCAAAAATAACAGGTGATGAAAAAGTATAAAATGATTATTGAATACAGCTTTATGTATCTAGGTTTTTTATTTATAATTACATCTATAATTTACAACCTACTTAAATGAACATAATAGTAATATGGCCTAGTTTATAGGTACATTGTAATTTAACTTAGCTTGAACGCCATTGTATTTGTTCCAAACAAAAGCACTGGCTTTCTTTATATTACCAACATATCCTTTCATGTCGTGCCATTCATCAGTGGCCGTCATGGAGGATAAGTTGCGTACTGTAAGCCCATTTAATTCTTCTACGGCTTGCATCTTATAAGACTTGTTAGTGTGATAGTGACCTCTATGAACCTCAACATGTCTTACCTCACTCCACACATTTCTATATCTTTGGGATACAATACCAGGTAGATCATTTAGTTTTGGTCCATCTCCGTGATCATTTACAATCAAACATTTACCATAATGATATGCTTTCATCATTCTCATATCATTGTTTACTGTAACATTTCCATTGTTTTCATAAAACATTTCTAATGCATCTCCAATATGCATCATAGATTCACGATCGTGATTACCAGGTATAACATCTATATGCACAGGTGCAATCTCAGATAACATCTCCACACACTCTATTATCAACTTTCTTCCTGCTCTATATGTATCTATATGTTTATCTGTGTTGAATTGTGGTGTACCTTTTGTAGTGCTAGGCACTGGCCAATCACCATCTGAATTTAGAAAATCATTTCCAACCACAAATAGTATTTGATTTATATAGAACCCTGAAGCTCTTTTCACAAGATGCTGTAACGCATCAATCATTCTTTGTCTTGCAATATCTATACTATAATCATCCCCATCTATTCCTATCTTTCCTATGTGTAAGTCACAAGCATTAATTTCTAATAAGTGTTCATCATCTTCTTGAAAAGAATTAGGGTATATGGCCGTTTTAGGTATAGAATCAAAAAGAGGAACTAAGTCTTCGACCAATTCCTCTCTTATCTTTTGTATATTCATTGTTGGATCTATACGTTTTAACCATGCTTTTGTTCTAAACATTGTTATTGTTATTGGCTTTCTGTTAGCATCAAAGCCAGTGACCTCATATGTTCCTATATCGTATTTATCTACTTCCCAAGTATTTAAGTCAACATTACAAGCTTGTAATAAATCATCTAAACTTTTAACTCTTTTACTATCCTCACAAGTAATAATAGCACCACTTTTATTTTCTTCGAAAGTTGTTTTTTCTTTACTGCTGGGACTTGTAATCTTTTCTCTTAACCTTCTTGCTACACCCCTTACTTGTTCGTAATTGAATCCAAAAAGTTGTGCAGTATTAAAATAATCTTTGTTAAGTTTTTCTGGATTATTTATTAGGTATTCTTTTAGTTTTTGTGTACTCTGTTTATCATGTTTAGCCATTGTTTTAGGTATTATTCATCCTCATACCTAGGGCCGTACCCGTGTTGCGATTTGAGTTTGACGTTTACGGCTTTCAATTTATACTTTTTTGTGCCTTTACTCAACTTCTTTAACGCGCGACTTACCAACATCTCATTGTTCATAACCTCTTCTTTTGTAAGACCTTTGACTAATACATCTTTAATTACATATTGATATCCATTCTTTTGTTCGAATGTCCAGTCAGACATCCATATAGGTACTTTTGCTTTCATAGTTATTTTATTACGGCAATATCTAAACTGCCAGATGATGTAGTTTTAGTAACGTAAATATAAAAAGGATTTTGATCCGATTTAGTTATAGAACTTAATAACCCACCAACAACAGCACTTAATGTTGTTGAGGCTTTTGCTGCTAGCTCTTTTCTATTTACTAAAATAATAGTCTTGTCTGAATTTTTTATCTGATCATTTCTCTCAGCAATTGTTTTAGAAGATCTACTGTAACTATTTACGTTCAACATAGACAAACGCACACTAAAAATAACTGCGTCTGTTGTATGTGTATTACAAAATATAATATCTGAAAGTCTAGGTGATAATGATCCGTTAAAATGTATCTGATATGGTACAGTATTTACTGTAGGTATATTTTTAAATACATCTACGCCACCTGTTTCTCTACTATTAAAAACATCTCTTTGTAATGCTTGTTGGCTTAAAGGTGATCGAGTAACAGTAGAAGGTGTAGCTGGAGCTGGAGCTGACACTGTTGATGCTCCCAGGTCTGGTTTTGTCGTAACTCTTTCAGGAGCTACTGATTTTTCATATTTATCTTTATATGCGGTTAACCTTTCTTTACTCATCGTAATCTTGGTAAGTAATTGTTACTTCTTCTCCATTTGCTATCGCTGACGCAATACGAGGATAAATCCTTTTATACGCGTTAACACTTTTACCAATGAATCCATCAGGTAATAGTTGGTTGTTTTCTTGTGAGTCACCCACAAGCAAGCACCCAGCAGTATGTTCGTCAGTGTTTCCAGTGTGAATAAGTATATACTCAAAATTAGGAACATCGGTAACATGCAACATACCGCGATGTAAACCAGGATATTTTTTAGTATAGCGTTCATGAAATCCTCCTTCTTTTCTTAGTTCTATTTTGTACGTACCAGCAGGTACACGAGTTTCACCTCTTACTTTAAGTGCTCGTCTTTCGTCTTCAAGAGTATAACATAAAAACTTTTTACCTACCCCTGTATGTTCAAAAAGCAGACCATGTGTAGAGTCTGCTTCTGAACTAAATCTCAAAACTATGAGTTTCATATTAGTTGTCTAATGCGTCACAAATCAAATATTGTACTTTTTGATCAGCTGTAGATGCAGTTACTTTTATACTACTTCCTGAAGAATCACCATTTAATTCCATAGGTGCAAAGAAAAACTCACCTGGTTTCAAGTCAGCACACTCTAATGCACTTGACTCTGATTCACTAGCCTCTACTTCTACTGCATAATCTGTATCAACATTTTTAATAAATGCAAATACTCTATCATCATTAACATCTGCCAAAGCTAATTCGCTACCGCCTGTCTGCGCTAAGTGTTCTCCTGTATACAAACACTGTGATGTAGTATTTGAAGAACTTGTAAATGAAGGGCTGTAAGTAAATACGGTTACTCCTTCTGAGTCTACTAAAGAAAAGCTACCTGAAACCGATACTGTCGTTGTTTGTGTTGCCATATTATTATTTTTTAAGCTGCAGAATCTATTTCTACTGCGAAGTATTCTACTGTTACTGTTGCTGTATCTGCTCGACCATGGACTACTCCATTGTCTCTTAATATTGTAAAACAAAATTCACCTGGTTCTAAGATTGCAATAGTGTTATCTGCATCAGACACCATAGAAACAGTTACAAAATTTGTGTCATCTAAATTTCTAACATATACAACTTTACCAAAATCAGGAGCAGCCATTATATCTACCCCACCTGTTGTAATATTTTTTCTACCAGTTTCAACCTGGTCTATACCAGTTAAATTCAATGAAAATGCACCAGACTGTGACTGGCTGTAACCACTTGCAGATGAAGCAGTCACATTTAGACTTGCATTGAATGTATAATTTTTTGCCATTTTGTTTTTTTATTAGATTACAAAGATAAGATTTTTTTTAATAAGATGTAAAATCATCAGGTATTTCAGAGTTTGCAACTGCACTCTCATTAAAGTTTACATCAATATTAGATCCATTACCTCCTGCAGAGGACAAAGGATTTACACCACTAACGGCAGCAGCATGATGAGTTCCACCCATATATCCAATAACACCACCTATTGTGTGTTGATGGTAACCTTCTTGATCATTGTTTGCTGCCCAAGCTAACGCTTCGCCTATTGTCGTGTAAACTGGTATTCCGTCTATGTTTCCTAGTATTGCCATTATTTATTTAATATATCGTGTAACATTTGACATTTTTCATATTGCTCTTCAGTAATATAATACTCTATCATTTTTTCCAAAACATCTTTAAATTTTGTTTTATCTTCTAAAGCATTGGGTGCAACTGCACAGTATACTACATCATCATCTGACGATAGTAAATTATCAAAAGTCATCTTGCCAGTCACAATGTAAAATGCATTGTTCATAGCTTCTGCTAATAATTGTTGATCATGAATGTTGCTCATTTAATCTTGACATACGAGCTCCGCAGCAACACATATTTTTGTCTGCTAGCTTCCCTCTATAATTACCACCATGTTTATATCTACTCACCCTACCCTTTTCCCTTTTTTCTTTAGCTGCTCTCGCTTTATCACTTTTACTTAGCTGACTCCAAGTTTTAGGTGTGTCCTTACTAATTCTTTTAGTAGGACGAAAAGTATTTTCACCTTTGCTGTAATCTTTATTACCACGAGGTGTGCGCCAGTCTTCTTTAAACCAACGCTTTAATCTTAATCCAGCTGCTGTTTTACGTACTGCCATTAATCAAGTTGTCTTAACATAATACCACCTTTGTGGTATTTCATACCTTTAGCGGCTTTTTTACTTTTATTTCCCCAATTAGCAGCACCTACTTTACGACACTTAGCCATTGCACCACTTCTGTATGCAGATGTTTTAGGTCCGTATCTTGCTACTACTTTATGATAACATGCATCTTTTGCCATTATTTTTTCTTTTTAACAGTTCTGTGACGTTTTTGTACATCAAAGCTTGCAGATAAACTACCACCTGGATGTGGTTTAAATTTACCTTTATGCTTCATCAACTTATAAGTATTGTTTCCTTTTTTCATCCAATGAAATCCAGCAGGAGCTTTTACAGTTTTTTTTGCCATATTAATTTAATTGTCGTAATGGCACTCTACATCCTGATTGACAGTTCCATTTACGTAATGATTTATTAATTCTTGAGTTTGGATCTCTTGCTGTCTTAGCAGAAGTTAATCTTTTTTTCATACCACTCATTCTTGCACAAAAAGATTTTCTACGTTTTGCAGCTTTCGAACCTTTCTTTAACTTAGACGGCTTAGTTGTTACAGCAGTCTTTAACTTACTGCCAGGATTAGCCCTTCTGTAAGAGGCTACACCTTTTCTGTTAAGACCGCCCGAAGGATTCTTACCAGCTTTTCTTTGCCATGCGGGAGATTTAGCCATCTTTGTTGTCATTATTCTTTTTACTGCTCCCACCAAAAAAGAAATCTATTATTGTATTTACTTTAGCACTCATTGCTCCAAAAATTGTAGATATAAAACTAATTTCAAACTCACCCATATTTATACCACCACCTACAAAATGCTGAAACATTACAAAGCTTATACCAAAATAAGCTACAGTAAACAATGTTGCTAATACTTTTTGTATAATAGCATCATCTTTGTACATATCTCTTGCAGACTTACGATCTTCTACTTCTTTAGCAAAAGCTTCTTTTTCTGCGTCAAGCAATACTTTGCGTAACTGTAGTTTTGCTTCGTCTCTTTCCTTATCAGTTGTAATAACTTTATCTAAGATGCCTTCAGCATTATCTACTACTTTACCTAGTATACCTCCTAAAAGATTATTAATCATTGATTACTATTTTTATTGTAAGATGTATATTATTGTATCTTATTATTGCATTATAGATACCTGCATCAACTTGTAAAGATACGAAATTTACAGCTTTATGTTCAGATATTTTTTTACCAAGCATATTATATATTTCTATATCCACGTTATTTGTAAAATATATATTGCCCTTACTTGGATTTGGATATACTGACAATACAGTATTTCTAATATTTTGCACATCTGTTGGCCCAGACCAACCATCAATACAATATTGATATAAGTAGTCACATGTATTATCCCATTCCACATTACAACAAAACTCATCTATATCAATTACCCATTCAAAACATTCATTAGGAATATAATATATATCACCAACGTTACACCCAGCAGAAAAATAACACGTACTGTCTTCCACGTTAGCTGCCGAATTGTAATTAACAGCGGTCGGATCAGTGCAACCATACAAAGGATAAATACAGCTACCATTATCAGTATTTGCAGCCATGTCATAATTAAGTGCTGTAGTGTCTGTACATCCATATAAATAAGGTATGCAACTGCCGTTATCTGTATTGCAGGTGTCGCAGTAATTAAACATTGTTGGATCTGTACAACCAAATATAACAGGCACACAAGATCCATCGTCACTATTCGCTAGTGAATTATAGTTGAAGGCCGTACCATCAGTACAGCCCCAGACAACGGGTATGCATGAGCCATCGTCTGTATTTGCTAATGAATCGTAATTAAATGCTGTTATATCTGTACAACCATAAACAAATGGTATACAAGATCCATCATCAACATTTGCATTTACATTATAATTGTATGATGTACTATCCATACACCCTTCAACAACAGCAATACAAGAGTTAGGTATTTCAACATTTGCTATTGGATTATAATTTAAAGCAGTAGAATCCATACAACCATATACAATTATTGTAGCACAGCTACCATCATCGTAATCATAAGATGCATTATACTCTAAATAAAGTGGGTTAGTACAACCTGGATTATAATAACAACTACCATCATCTGTATTTACTGTATCATTGTAATTTACTGCTAAAGTATCTATACACCCATATGTTCTTTCAATACAGGTATTACCACAATACGGCTGACCTATAATAGGAAAGAATGGTGGTATAGGATTTACAAAACCTCCTTCTATATCTATAGCTACATAGTCTTCAGAGTATAAGCTATATCCACATTGAACTGCAGTAAAATCTGATTGTTGTGTAATTTCAAATACTGCTCTAACAGGATAACCTGCTAATAAATTTATAAAAATTGTTGTATCAAAACCATCTGTCAACGTATATGTTCCAACATCTTGATAATTAAATGGTGGTATCATGTTAGTTGCTTGCGAAAGTTTGAGTGTAGAACCAGCCCAGCCATTTCCTGCTAGGTCAGTTAATTCAAGCTCATGCAGACAGCTATCTATAGCTATATCTGTATTTGCTGAATCTATATAATTATATGCTAATGAATCTGTGCATCCATATATTTTTGGTGTAAAACACATGCCTGTATCTAGTGTAGCTGTTAAATCAAATTCTACATAACTACTATCCATACATCCAAATATTGGTGGAGGTGGTGGACAACCTGATGTATATATAGTATCATACATTTGATTTCCAAAGTCAGCCATAGGTAACTCCCAAATAGTATCACCACATTGTTCTATGTATACAGATCCATCATTACCACCCCATAAACTACCAGCAATACCATCACCATAAGTGTCATTTATAACAAAATAAAAACTATCAATAGGTGCACAAGCTGAAGCGTATTGTGGTTCATAATCTATAATATTTGTATATGGCCCACCTTGCATTAGTGTATCACCAAAGAAAGTCATTATATACCAAGAAGTTTCTTCTGGATATTGATCAGGATTTATTGTAACATTTAAACTCCACGTACCTAGAGGACATTGTGCAAAAGCAATATTAAATAAAAATAAAAATGTAATTAATTTTTTCATTAAAATTTACTTATTATAAGTTCATCGATATAACCCTGTATTTCTTTTCTTGTTGCCTGCATTGTAAAACTTAAATCAGCTTGAAATCTTTTTACCTCTTCGCCATCATCAAATATAACTATCGTTGGTACAATAGCTATTTGATACTTACTTTGATTGTCATTATTTTCAATAAAAAGAGACTGCTTATCGCAATCTCCTAACTTATCAAACCATTCAACATTATTTTGTTTGTTCCAATCTGCGTTAAAGTGTATCGCTGTTATCTGAGCTGAGCACGTAGTACAAACCACAAAGAACAAAAAAACCAAATATAATATCAACTGCTTCATTCATTTATTGCATTCTGTCAATCTTATCTTCTATACGAATCATTCTTTCTTCAAGTTTTTTAACGTCATCACGAGTTTCCATAATAGTGTTTCGTATGTTTTCGTCTTTCATATTAAACTCCATTCTTGATACATCAGGTTTAGGCAAATCTTTTGCCTCACTAATATCAGCCTGCAATGTAAACCACATTCCAACAAGGGTAAAAATAAGCGCTGCTATTCCAGCTAACGTTTTTATACTTATTTTAAAACTCGTGTCTTCGTTAAGCTCTTTCATTATTTTTTACATTTTTTTTTACAATGTCCAAAACAAACTTTACCAAAAGTTACTTTATGTATTAATTCACAAATAAATTTTTTCATCTTAAAATATTATATAATTAATTCCTAATTTAAAATCGTACCACTCTCTATTCCAATACTTGTGATATTTTCCTTCTACAAAAGTACCTAAATGTTTGTTAATTTTCAAACCAAAAATTAAACCACCTGAATAATCATACCATTGCTCACCATCATTAAAGTTGTGATATGAGTATTCACCTCCGTTATTATAGTGATATGGTATTAAATTACCCCAGGTATGTAACCAGACATTTTTATTATACGTATAATAATCAAAACCCAAAACAATGGAATGCACCCATTGATTTTCTAACTGATCTCTTTTCTTTTGCACATAATCAGATAGGACTTGTGGTATTACGACTTCTTCCCATACATCTGAGCTTGTTGCAACTATACTTCCTTGTGGATCAATATATTGATTATCATATACATCTATACTATACCCTTCTTGAATTGCTAAATATGTATAATGTAAATTACCATTTGACAACAACCACTCTTCAAGCGGATTGTATCCATAGGGCTCTGCTAATCTTGTAACACCACCTATATTAAATGATAGTTTTTTATTTCCTCTTATTCTAAATCTTTGTGTAGCTTCATAGTATTCTACGTCAGCAAAGCCATCTTTCATGTACTCTATTTTTGTCATCCACAATGGTTTAACATAACGTAAGAAATGATTTTGATCTATATATTCTATACCCTCTTGTCTTCTATAGTCTACTTCAAATAAAAATTCAAAAGGAGCTAATCCAATTGTAGCTGCATCACTATATGTAGTTTCAGTTCCATCTTTAAATGGACTATTACCTTCATATTGAAACCTTTTTATTTTTCTTATACCAGCAGTTAATGAATAATCGTATGGTGTTTCCTCTATTCCTGTAGTAAGTTGATCTTGTATATTGTATATAGTACGATCAGACAATGAAGTACCACCATTAGCTGCTATATAAAATGTAGAAAATTTAAATAATGTTTTTATTTGTGCTTGTGACACAAATGACATAAACATTAATATAACCAATATTCTAATCATGTCTTAAAGCTGGATATGTATTATCATAATATTCTTGCAACAAAGCCACTTCTGCTGTAGATAATGCTCTATCGTATAGTGAAACTACAGCAACTTCTCCTTGAAAATCACTAGCATTAGTAGAAAATGCCCCCATAAAATCTACTTCTAAACGAGCATTAGCATCCACTGTACCATCATTTGGATAACCATCAATGAGTGCTCCACTACTACTAGTTAATTTTTCTCCAACTAAATTAGCAGCATCATAAACATAAAGTTTTTGTTTATTATCTGTAGAGTTTACTTCAGACACTACCACAATTAACTCATGTTTACCAACTATAAGTGAAGATTCTGTAGCGCCGCCTTTGTCTGTTACTGGGCCTTTTGATCCAACTATATATGTACCTGTATCATTTAGCCTTACTTGTGCAAAAGCATTTGATGATCCAGAAGAATTAAATCTAACTAGCACAGTATTTGCATTAATTTTAATTTGATTTATTCCACCAGATGATCCAGACACTATTGCATCTCCACTTATTACGCCTAGCGGTTTTATTATCATAAGAAAAGTAAAATTTTGATCTGTAGTAACAACAGCAGAACTCATATCTAAACGATCATTATCCCCATCAAATTTTATAACTCTTCTATGTAGAAGCCCTAAAGATGTAGAAGCAGTCCCTGCAGGTCTTGCTTGTGGATCTGTTGGTATAATGAGATGTCCACCAGCCGAACCTTCGTTTTTGACTTGCAGCTCATCCGTAGACCAATTACTAAAATCTCTTAAACCTGTTCCTTCCCCAGCTGTTCCTAAAACAGGATTAACTATAAGCTGGTATTCGCCAGCAACAAGAACTATATCATCAAATGCATTATGAGCAGCTTGTGTTCCAGCTACATTTCTTGTAACATTAAGCAACTTACTTATATCAGTGCCTGAACTATCATATCCTGAAAAAGAAAAATATTCACTATTTATCAAAACTACACCTGCATCGGGGAAGCTATTAGTTGAAAAAAAATCACCTGACTTTAGTCTTATTTCATTAGCCGTAACAGCACCAGTGCTAGCTATAGGATCATTTATTCTTGCTCCTGTTGTTTTTGCAGGAAACTTAGCGTGATCAACTTTTGAAAAATCAAAATGTATAAGGGGTGCGCCTAAGTCATGCAAAGGATCAAATGACTTACGATGAGAAGGATTCTCAAGTCCCATATGTAAGCCCATATGCATAAGTCTATGATGCTTGGGTGTTAAGTCCTGGATGTGCACCTGAAGCAGGAGCTACATAAGCAATACATTTACCCGTATTTAACGTAACTGCTGTAAATCTACCGTAAATAGTTACACCTGTTGGAAAGGTATCTGTTGTTGCTATAGTTTTTCCAAATGCTCCAGCAGCAGCTGTGTTAAGATAAGCTGAAAATTTTCCGTCTTCTGCATAGGGAGTAAGTGTTGTAAAAGTACATTCTGATAGCATTGTTATTGCTACAACATGATGCGGTACATCACCTGCTGTATCTAAATTTTGTACTGACTCATCACTTGATGTTGCATCAAGATATGCGCTACCAAAGTAACCTGTCGCTATTGAGAATAAATCGTTATTGTTTGCCATAATTATTTTTTTTAAATTCCTACGTGTATAACATTTCTGCTTACATATATTTTGTTTGGCCCAGGATTACTAGTCGGAAGATTGGAAGCGTCAGTGTTTCCATCTAATATAGTTACATCATCTTTATCATTATTTATAGATAAAACTAAAATAGTTAAAAATGCTCTTAGTTTTTCTGCAGTTACTTGTCTTGATTTTGTTTCAAACAACTCTTCTATCATATCGAGAAGTTCTGCTCTTGATCTTCTTTCATCAGTAGCCACTGTTATTTTAGTCAAAGATTGTTCTCTAACTAAAGTTTTGTATTCATTTCTGGTTGTTGCGTTTGTGTAATCTCCTTTTGCCATAATTATTCTCCAAAGTCACCATTAAACTCTCCTGAAAAAGCTCCAGAAGGCTTAACTGTTTTTATTACTATTCCTAATCCTAAACTCATTATCTACCAATATATGCTATAAATGCTCCTGTTTGACCATTAGCAATTTCTATACTTGTCCATCTACCATATATAGTTACGCCAGCAGGAAAAGTATTTCCATTATCTATAATAGCACCACCTGATCCTTCTGTCAATGTTTCATTACCTGCACCTAAATTATGAGCAGCTACATCTGTACCCACAAACTCTATAGCTGGATTACTTGTATCAGCCGTTAACCCTCCTGCGTTTGTGCCTAATGTTTCTAATTTTGTATCAGCTATAAACGTAATAGCTATAAACACTTTATTAGTTGGAGGTTTAATTGGCGTATCTGCTGTATCACAAAACACAGATCCTAATTGACCGTAGTTTTGTCTAAATAAGTCTTGAATGTTTGCCATTATATTATTTTTTACAAATATAGTTAATTTTATTGTCTAAATAAAGGCTCGGTTACTGCACTAAATGGTGTTAGCTTACGAGCTGTCTTTGGTGCTTTCAATGATCCACGATCACCATACTCACTTTTACGCTCAAACCTTTCTAGTGTAGCAAGCTCTTTACTAAACTGTAATGTATTTCTGTATGTGCTAAGAGATGCTGGCGGTATAGTATAGTTTACAAATCTGTTTACATCTGTAAATATCATAGCATCTGATGTAAGTTTTTGTATTCTTGGATTATAAAAATCATCATCATCTGCAGCCATACCCATAAGTAATAACATAGCAGTCATACCCATGCCTCTTAACAATGAATTAATAGCGTCTTTTCTATGCTCAGGTAATGCTTGGAACTCTGCTCGCATATCAGCTAACTTAGACTCGCCATTCATCATACGCATAACAAAATCATATCCTGCTCTATAAGAACCAATCTCTAACTCACCAAACCTATTGATGTCTTCTTCTTTAAGTCTGTTGTAAGCTAATGTGATAAACCAACGTTTGTACTGCTGTGCTGCAACACCTAAAGAATATACACTTAATAATCTTTGATCTATTTGTGTATAACCTTCACCATGTAGAGTAGATATTTTATTATTTATTTCCATAGCTCTACGTTCTTGTTGCTGTTCATTACCAGCTAACTGACCATTCTTAAATTCTTCTTCAGTCATTTCACCTAAAAATGCAGCACCTTGTATATAATTTTCTGATAGTTCCATAGGTAAAAATGCCCATTGTTCTATTTTACTAAATGAATCTCTATCACCAACTACATCGCTAAACGTTAATTCTATAACACGATATTTTTTAAGTATATCAATACCTTTCCATCCATCTTTTGCAAGTGATGTCCAATATCTTTTTTCACCAAGTATAAACTTTTTACCACCTTTAGATCTAAGCTCTTGATATTTACCTGCAAGTATATTACCTACACCAACACCAATATTTAAACCAAGATGAATAAGAGCTGTCCATCTAGTCATAAACTGTATAACTTTATCTGCTCGTTCTCCAAATACTGTAGTCTGTCTTTGGTTTCTTAAGAAATTTTCTCTCCATACACGTTGAACATACTCTGCTGTATTTTCATTACCCATATCCCTATTTACTGCAATCACACCATCAATCAACATTGCCATATCATTAAAACCTCTAAAGTTGCCGTCAACAGATCCATGTACAAATGTCATTGATCTAACATACTGTTTAAGATTATTAGCTAAATTAAAACTTGTAAGCTCTTTTGCTCTAGTTGTTCTTCTAGCATTAAACCTTGAGAATAATCCACCTTCCATCAATGTATCCATTTCTAAATCGCTTGCCATAATTGGATCGCCACTTTCATGATATCCACTTTCTAAAGCTTTTTCAGCTTTCTTTTTTAGTTTGTTCAGTTCTCTTATCTTTCTACCTTTTACTATCAAACTACCATCTTCAAGTGAATATAAATTTTTCCAATACCCAAATGAATGTAAAGCCTTTTGTCCATCTTTATCTACACCATATACTTGCACCCCATCTATATTAGATGTACTTCCTAAGAAGTTAGCATACAGTCCCATAAGTCCACGCGCAGATAAAGCTTCTAAATTACCCATTTGATAATGTGGTATATACAACTCTAAACCTTTACGCTTAATTAATCTTTGATACCTTTTTGTTATATCTGTATACTTATTGTAAAAGTTTATTTCTTCACGACTAGGATTAGTAGCCATAAACTCTTGTTTAGATTTAAGACTTATACCGTCAACTGTTTCATTTATCATATTAAAATACAGTTCATTAAATCTAGCTCGTTTATTAAATATAGTTTTTAGTGTAAGTTTTTTACTATTTCTTAAAGCTGTCTCTACAACATTAATTTCTTGTACTATCGACTTTATTTCTTTTGCATACTTTCTGTACTCTTCTTGTATTTGGTTTAGCATAAACTGCACTTCTGGTCGTTTAGATGTCATGTTATTTGATCCGAACCATTTTCTAATAGTGCCTATATCTTCATTACCTTGATACTTATATTTACCTTTGCTCTTTCTTTGCAGCTCTTTTATTT